TTAGTCTCCAGGATTCCCGGGGCGGTTCAGCGCGATGCGTTTCTGGTTAATCAGTTTTGTCTGTGCCGGGTCTGGTGTCGGCAAGACACCATTCGCATCACCAACGGCCATTTGCGTCAGATTCAGCTTACTGCCGAGCATCGTCGCGTTAGCCAGCCGTGCTGCGCCCTGATTAGTCAGAATGGCGTAGTATTTCACTGTCATGCGTTTACTCTCAGGTTATCAATTAAATGAATGGCCGAGGCCGGGAAATAATCCCCTCCGACAATAATGGCCTCCGGGGTGTAGGGATAAACCGTCAGGGCGTCACCGTGATAGCATTCCGCACCGGCAAAAATGTTGCCGGTTGTACTTAAACTGATAGCCAGTCCCGTCAGATGGCGGCTTGCCGGTTTTGCATCAGCAACGAGGCGCTCCAGCTCCTGATACATTTCCTCGGTAATACCCTGCTCAAGCACGCCAACAACGATCCGGAACGTCCCCGGCTCCTCGTTGAGCTGCCACCACTCCCTCACCTCAATCAGATAGCCGAGCGGCTCCACCACACGCCGGATTGCGCCTATAGTGCCCTTATGGCAGTGAATGAAATACGCATCGCGGATAACAGCGCGTTTTGTCGCTTCCGGCCACTTATCATCCCAGCGGTCAACCGAAAATGACCACGCCAGCCACGGCAGCAGATTTGCCGGGCAGGTGTCCGGGTTCCACGGCTCACGAATACTGACCGGCGTTTTTTCAATTTCCGCACAGGCTTTTGCGGCAGCGACTTCAAGCGGTGATGAGCCGGTCGGCAGCAGTCGCGAATCACTCATCAGAGCCTCCGGTCACGACGCTGTATTCGGTAAAGGGAAATCAGTGTCGCCTTGCGTTCAGCAAGAATGGTTTCAAAGTCCAGCTCCTCGACCACATCCGGTGCGGGTAGCTGGTTCAGGTCGATAATCGGCATGGTTTCAACTCACAGGGATGGTTAACGAAAGTGGCTGGCCGGTGTCGTTGTGCTGGCCGGTTAACGTGACCGTCATTCGCCCGTCAAAACTGCGCGCCGTGGTGACGGATGACAGGGTGACGCGGGGTTCCCATTTCAGCACTGCCATGTAACAGGCGACTTTAATCTGCAACTCAAGCGCCGGGGTCTGCGGCTGGTCAATCATTGACGCCAGCAACGAGCCGTAATCACGACGCATCACCCGTGAGCCGACCGGTGTGCGCAGGATATCGCCGATACTCTGGCTGATATGCTCAAGGTCAGTGACAGTCAGGCCATCACTGCGATTCATTCCGAGATAACGCGCTGTCATAGAGGTCCCCCTGTTGTGCCGCCACTGTCACCGGGGTGTTTATGGGTATGCAGTACCTTACCGTTTGATGAGAGTTCACCGCCGGTGTGTTCAATGTTGCCGCGCATCGTCCCGCCCTTCTGCACTTCCAGCGTGCCGGTAATCAGCCTGTTGGTGCAGACCACCTCCGGTGTGTCCAGGGTGACGCGGGTTGATGCTTTCACCATGACCACCGGCACCGTGGCAGTAACAGAATCAGAAGCCGTCACGCTGGCCGTTTTAATTCCGCTTATCGGCACTTAAATCGCCGTTCGTCTGCGGGTCACTGCCCGGCATCGGGCAAAGGCTCACTTTCGGGCAGGCGTTGGCGACAATCACTGGCGTCAGTGCAGGCGGGGCGCTGGTGCAACCGGCGCACAGCATCAGGCAGGTCAGCACCGTACCAGCGGCGAAAATCTTCGTTTTCATTAAGTAACCTCGTGATGGTTTTCTCGCGCTGTGCTTCACGCTTCGCGGCGTTCTCCAGTTCCTGACGCAGTGCCACCTGCGCCAGCTCGTTTTTGTCTGCCCTGGTGATGGCAACATGAAGCTGATTTTGCAGCATGGTGATGGTCGTCTGCTGCCCGCTGGCGACGTTGTTCGCCCTGTCCAGCGAGGCGCGCAGGCTGGCGTTTTCATGCTTCACCAGAAACAGCCCCGCCACCGCCAGCGATAACAGCACAACCATCACAATCATCAGCTTTGACATGGTTCCCGCCCCTCAAAACGCTGACGGCAGGCCGTACGTATCAGCCGGAAGAACACCGACGCCACGAGATAAATCAGCGCGGTAAAAATCCACCCGGCAGCGACCAGCGAGATAAACGTCGCCACCATCACCACCAGAGCCACCGCCCGTCTGCGCCACGGCACCGGCTGCAAAAACAGCGACGTGACAATCTTCACGGCCAGCGATTCCGGCGGCAGCTCCCGCCCGTAGCGTTCCAGCACATACTCAGTGGCATACACGCCGACACCACCGGCAACCACACAGATAACCGTCGCCAGAATCGCCCAGGCGGCGACAAAATTGACGGCCACGCTCTGCGGGTAAATCAGGGACAGTGCCAGCATCAGCGCCAGCGACACGTTCAGCATCAGTGAAAGGGATAATTTCTTCATGGTGTTTACTCCGTTTAAGCCGGTACGCCGCCAGCGGTACGCCAGACGGTGACCAGTTTTTCCAGTGAATGCTCACGCTGACCGTAACCGGCACCCGGCAGGGACGCCCAGATATTGCGACAGCGTGAAATGGCTCGCTCAATGCGTCCCGCCCGGATGTCATCCAGTGCACCGCGTTCGCGGATCAACTGAATGGCAAGTCTGTCCTGTGACAACGGACTGAAATCCGGCAGGGCAAGCTGTTTGCGGTAATGCGGCCAGAACAGGTAAAGCTGCTGATAGCGACCGGAGGCCGTGGATTTTTCACCGCGACGGTTAAACACCTTCGCCGGTCGGCCATGTGCGAACGGGTGGTCACTGTAGTCGGTGAAAATTTCCGGCTTCCCGTCCAGTCCGGTGACTATCACGTCATAGCCCCGGTTTTTCGTCAGCGGATGGTTTGCCGTCCCTTCGGACACGGCCAGCATGTCGAGAAAGGCGGCGATATTCTGATGCGTGTTAATAACCGGCATTACGGTTTCCCCCTACCCTTAAAGCGGCGCTGAATGGCAATCTCAATCACCTGATAACCGGCGATACCCAGCATGGAGCCGATACCGCACACCGCAGGCAGTGACAGGTCAGGAAACTGCACCAGAACAACACCGGCAACCATCGAGACAAAACCACCGAGCAACATGCGCCCGATAAACAGACGCGGGGTGATGGGTTCACCACCGGCAAGCACCTTGCCGACAACAATCAGCACCCCAATCATGAAAAGCGACAGGACGCTTTTTTCTTCTGCTGTCATGCGTTACTCCCACAGATTGACAGTTTCAGCCACGGGCGCGGTCTGAACGTCGGGCAGTTCGACGGCGGTGCCGTGTGGCAGCACCGCACCCAGTTCAGCCAGTCCCGGATTTGCGGCGAGCACGGTCTCAACCACGCCCTCAGTGCGCCCGTAATACCGGACACAAATGGCGTCAAGCGTGTCGCCCTGTAGCGCAAAGGTCTTCATCAGATTTGACTCACGATGCAGCGCGGCTTTTCAGGTACTGCGTAAGGTGGCATCAGGTATGGCCTCACAGAGTCACCTGCGCTCGACCTATTTCTCCACCCCGTCCACGCTGGCGCACGACGCCTACCCGTTCTGGTCAGGTGAACTGTTCAACCGGGGACGCGCCAGCGCCGCCGAACGCGTGGAAATCGACGTCAGTCATAACGCCCTTGCCGGAGGTCTTCTCTGTGCGGACGGCCAGTGGCGGCAGATTGTCACCATTGAGGACGCCCTGAAAGGTGGCTGCACATTGTTCGACATTGAGCAGCTTAAACGCGAAAACAGCGCCGACGATTTTAAAAACCTGTTCATGTGTGAATTTGTTGATGACAAGGCATCGGTATTCCCGTTCGAGGAGCTGCAACGCTGCATGGTCGACACGCTGGAAGAATGGGAAGACTATGCGCCGTTTGCCGCAAATCCGTTCGGCTCCCGACCGGTATGGATTGGTTACGACCCGTCACACCGTGGCGACAGCGCCGGATGCGTGGTACTGGCACCGCCGGTGGTGGCCGGTGGCAAATTCAGAATACTTGAGCGTCACCAGTGGAAAGGTATGGACTTTGCCACCCAGGCGGAATCCATCCGCAAACTCACCGAAAAATATAACGTCGAATACATCGGTATTGATGCCACCGGCCTCGGTGTCGGCGTGTTCCAGCTCGTGCGCTCGTTCTATCCCGCCGCGCGTGATATCCGCTACACGCCGGAAATGAAAACCGCAATGGTGCTCAAGGCAAAAGACGTTATCCGCCGTGGCTGTCTGGAATATGACGTCAGCGCCACCGACATCACCAGCTCGTTTATGGCTATCCGCAAGACCATGACCAGCAGCGGGCGCAGCGCCACCTATGAGGCCAGCCGCAGCGAGGAAGCCAGCCACGCCGACCTCGCCTGGGCGACCATGCACGCCCTGTTAAATGAGCCACTCACCGCCGGTATCAGCACCCCGCTGACATCCACCATTCTGGAGTTTTACTGATGAGCAAGAAAAAAGGGAAAACACCGCAACCTGCGGCAAAAAAAATGACCGCCAACGCCCCGAAAATGGAAGCATTCACCTTTGGCGAGCCGGTGCCGGTACTCGACCGCCGTGACATTCTGGATTACGTCGAGTGCATCAGTAACGGCAGATGGTATGAGCCACCGGTCAGCTTTACCGGTCTGGCAAAAAGCCTGCGTGCTGCCGTGCATCACAGCTCACCGATTTACGTCAAACGTAATATTCTGGCCTCGACATTTATCCCGCATCCGTGGCTTTCCCAGCAGGATTTCAGCCGCTTTGCGCTGGATTTTCTGGTGTTCGGTAATGCGTTTCTGGAAAAGCGTTACAGCACCACCGGTAAGGTCATCAGACTGGAAACCTCACCGGCAAAATATACCCGCCGTGGCGTGGAGGAGGATGTTTACTGGTGGGTGCCGTCCTTCAACGAGCCGACACCTTTCGCGCCCGGCTCCGTGTTTCATCTGCTGGAGCCGGATATTAATCAGGAGCTGTACGGCATGCCGGAATATCTCAGCGCCCTTAACTCTGCCTGGCTGAATGAGTCAGCCACGCTGTTCCGCCGCAAGTATTACGAAAACGGCGCACATGCCGGATACATCATGTACGTCACTGATGCCGTGCAGGATCGCAACGATATCGAAATGCTTCGCGAAAACATGGTCAAGTCGAAAGGCCGCAACAACTTTAAAAATCTGTTTCTCTATGCCCCGCAGGGAAAAGCCGACGGCATTAAAATTATCCCGCTCAGTGAAGTGGCAACGAAGGACGATTTTTTTAATATCAAAAAAGCCAGCGCCGCTGACCTGCTGGACGCGCACCGCATCCCCTTTCAGTTGATGGGCGGCAAGCCGGAGAACGTCGGGTCGCTGGGTGATATTGAGAAAGTGGCAAAGGTCTTTGTCCGCAATGAGCTTATCCCGTTACAGGACAGGATCCGCGAGATAAACGGCTGGCTCGGTCAGGAGGTCATCCGCTTTAAAAACTACTCACTGGACACTGACAACGGCTGAACATCGCCGCCTGCGGGCGGCTTTTTTACACCCAGTCATCACGCCCTCACACGCTCACCACCGCACAAAACAGCCCGCAGACACAGCAACGCCCCGGCGCAAAATCTAAACGCCGCCACGACGCGCTCAGACGCTGAAAAAATAAAATCAGCACCACCGCCAGCGCGCAGTGCTTTCCCCGCCTCGCCTGCCCGCTTTATGGGTCGGTTTTAATGCAGGTGCACGAATACACCGGAGGCGCGCCGGCACTGGTGGCGCTCAGACGCAACAGGGGAGGAAAACGCATGCAATTGAATGCATTTCTAGGCACACCTAAAAATGAAAAAATGTTATGACAATTAATCATTTTAAACACACTGATTAAGGGTAGAATTCTCCTAGTAAAATCATAGAAAAACCGCTATCAAACCAGGCTTTTGCCTTGCTTCATTTTTTTAGATGAGTCTAAAAATTTGAAATTATCATTAGATGAAAATATTCTTTCTGCGGTATGCCGAATGACTGAAGTATTGAAGACCGCAGCCTGCTCCTCATTACAACTGAATACACCCTCATGACCATCAAACTCGCCCGCCAAAAGAAGGTTTTTTGATACTGGGAACAAAACTAAAGTGTCTTTTACACCAAACCCGGGGGAATAAGGGCCTCGTGCTAATTCAGGATTAGTCCACATTAAGCAAACTGGGTTATCTGAAGTTATAAATGACCCTTGCCCATCAGATATGGTCATAAGAGACCAGTTGCGTTGATGCAACAACTTGGTGATAACAGGTACACATTTCATTTCCATATCTATCATGAACTCTCTGATTACATTGATTTCGAAATTATCCCCATCCACAAAATTTTTAATTTTTTCGTAAGCGAGATCATATGGCAAAGACTCACCCATTTCTTTCTCATAAGCTAATTTGCAATCGTCCCAACGCTCAGCCGAACTAACTGAGGATTTCATGATAAACTTTGCTATTTGTTTCAATGGAGATGATAAATGTTCTCGCTGAGCAGGCGTACGTATTGCCAATAAGGAAATAAACTCCAGAATAACATCTTTGGTTTCGCCTGAAAACTCGCCCCCCTCCTCAAGTTTTCTTAAATGAGTAGCGACACTGCCTTCAAACTCTGCAAGAGAACTCTCGAGATAGTTTGGGTCAACTCCATCCAATTCTAATCGGTTGAAATCTCTAACCCCCCCGACATTGCGAGTATTACTCTCAAAGGTTTTGCGCTCCTTTAAATCTATTACAGTTAATTTTGATTTTTTCCCCCCATTACTTGTAAACCCTTTCAAATAACATTGGGATAAAAAATGATGATGCCTTGCAACACTCATACTCAGCTCCGTTATGGCTATAATCGCATAAATAATAAGCACTTATATTGCAATCATCTAGTTAAATACACAATATTTATGACTCCGAAATTTCATTAAATCACTATTGATAGGTTTTACCAATTAGTGCCAGCTCGAAATGGATGCGTGGAATCTGCGAACGTTCAGCCTTTGTCATCCGCCCTGATGGCGCTATCTGGTACGGTTTTAATGGTTCGCAGTTTCTTTGTTGCCAATTCGGTCTCGGTGCACCATGTTTTAATGCACTCCTGAGCACCGTCACAACTTCCGGGTCATCCCATCCGATAACACCACTATCAACCAGATTTAACACCGCTGCGGCATGCTCAGACGGTGTAGGGTGCATAACCGGAACGTCACCGCCGGTGAACTTTCCACAGTTATTGACAGGACTCCGAGGCGCGGCGATGCCGCTTTTTAAAGTCAAAGGCTCAACGACCGGAACTTTCGGCACAATGCGCCAGTCCGTCGTTCTGGTGATATGAATATGACGCGCGCCGAGATGCGGCGCGTAAATGCCGACCACTCTCTCGACTTCTTCCTCGTACTCGTTAACGTCATCCGACGGGCTACGGGCAACCCTGACAGTCTGACAATCGCGCGGGACATTTGCCCCACCCTGCGCGCTGATATACAACGCAAAATCACCACTGTCTGCGGCAGCGCGAGCAGCCTCGACGCGTTCGTCAAACTCATCAGCAATACTGACGCCGCGAGGCAATTTGCGTAGTTCACGGTAAGCCCCCATTGTCGGCAGGCCAATCGTTTTAAATTGCGGAATTCGCCACGTTGACGCCCATGCGGTAACAGCCGCAGCAGTATCTTTCAGCGGCCTGCCGGTATCATTATCGAGCTGACCATCCAGTGCATAGCCATCGATGTTTTTTGAGATGTATTTTGCGATATACCCCGCAGCACCGCCCCGGTTAAGGTGTTTTGCCTGAAAACGGTTTCGCGCAGCTCCTCTTTCGTCGCCATCCTCTTTGAGCGCGTAGCGACGCATGATTTCAATAATCTGGTTACGCTGGCGTGGATTACAAAAAAGCATCATATGCCAGTGCGGCGTTCCGTCGTGGTGTGGCTCGACGACACGCAAACCGTAGACCTGTAAATCATTATCCTTGAATGCCGTGCGCATCAGGCTCCAGATGCGGCAGAGATAACGCTGCGCATCCTTTGGATTAAATGCCTCATCGTTCCAGCCGTGATTAAGCTGAACGGTTTTACTTTCGCCTTTTCTGACCTGACGTGTCGGGTGATACTTTGACGGCGCGGTCAGCGTGATAAACATCCCCACATCACCCTCTGCGGCGGCGTAACGCTCAATACCGGCAATGGTGTTCATCAGCTCCATCCGGCGAATTTCAGGATTAGAAATACTGCCCATCACCTTACTGATAAGGTCGATGCGCTCGCCGGTTTCCCTGTTTTCAAGGTCACACGATTTAAGAAATTCCAGATTTGCCTGGCGGCGCGCACGCACATCACGAATGGCGTGTTTACTGGCATAAGGAGAACGGTCTTTATTGACCTCCCCGACAGCTATCAGTAACGCTTCATGCCAGCGCATACGCTGGCCTTTAAGCTGATGAGTCCACCACTCATCGTTAAACAGACGAGCAATTGCAGAATATGCCTGCCTCGTGGTCATCTGTCCTTTACGGTATTTTTTCCAGTAAAGCGGGGAAATATTGAAAGCACGTGCAGCGCCAGCAACATGACCATAGAGGTGAGCCTGCGCATCATCCGTAAACAGCGATTCTTTCTCGCCATGCGCATCCACCCAGGCATCGCAGAGTTCCTCATACATCATGAAAAGCTGTGATGAGATACGGGCGGCAAACTTTTTCAGCTCCTTGTCATTCATCCCCGGCAGGCGCGCATACTGGTCGCGCTCTGCCAGAAACAGCAACGACGCGTCGGTGTTCATTTCATGGCGCTGATTCACGCGCTCAATGCGCGGCCATAAACGACGCTGAAAAGTGGATGTGAGGAAATAAAACCCGTGTACCGGGCTTTTATTGCGCCGGATGTAGTCATAGCGTGAAGTAAACAGCGAGCGCAAAAAGTAAGGCAGGCGGTTAATCGTGGATAAAACACCTTGCACCTGACGCATCTCATCACGTGTAAGGGGTCTTTCGCGCCCGACAGCCTCGCGTGGCGCGTTCCATGCATAAGCACCGGCAAACGTCTTACCGGTGCCTGCGGCAAATGCTGACGGAGGGACAAAACGCCCGGAGGCTTTAACGGCCATATGAGCCAAAAGCCTCTGAACAACGCCTGCTGAGTTGCTCAACCTGCGCGTTTAAATCAGCAAAAGACTTTGCGCTTCCGGTCAGAATATCGTGATGCATCAGGCCGGAAACGAGCTGGCTTAATTTCGGGTAATAACCAACCACCGCCAGCCATTCCTGACCGGCGTTTTTACCGCTTTCCGCTCTCTTTTTCTCGTGGAGAATAAACTGAAAGCTGTCACTGGTAACGACATAACGTTCGCCAATTTCGATACGAATACTCATGCCATTCTCCGGTAATGCTTGTTTTTTGCTTCAAAGACTGACTGGCAGGAAACACAACGCGTGGCTGACGGATAAGCCGCACGACGGGCAGCAGGTATTGGCGCGTCACACTCTTCGCAAACCAGCGCAGAAGCACCGCAATGTTTTACCCTTGCCGCGTTAATCTGACGCTCCAGTAATTCAGCCTGTTGTTCCTGAATAAAATCTACGTTGTCCGGCATTACCAGCTCCTTTTGTCGTTAAGTTTTTTAAATTCATCAGCGCAATAGCTGGCAATTTCTGTCGTTAATTTCGTCAGTTCATCCACGGAGGAGATTTGCTTGTGAAATACAGCGCGTTTAACAAGTAAATTGACCACATCAGACAGGAGATTTAATTCGTTCTGATAAATCGCGATAACAGACTCAGTTATTTCGCGTTTTTCTTTATCAAGACCAAGTTGAATAAGAGATAGATCGCCATTTTTCATAACGGTGATTTTTAAGGCGTTATTCAGTAATACAACTGAACGAGAACAGGACATCAAAGCACCTCCCCGCGAGACAATCCGATATTGTGAAATTTTTCCGACTCCTGACTGAGCAGCTCGACTATCTCTACGCGGGATAACTCCGCCTTTGTGATGTGGCGAATCATGGCGTCAAGATGAGAAGAAAAGCGCGTTGCTGCGTCGGCCTGTGCTTCGGTTCTGGCCTGTTGCAGCAGTAATGCGTATTTACCGCACTGATTTTCAGAAACTGTATGCATGACTTTCTCCAGGCAAAAAGAAGCCCCGCACAATTAAGTGCGTTAAAAACTCTGGTTAATTACTTAATGCAGATATTGCTCTGGTTTTACCGACGTCAGAATTGTCGGTGCATACTCAAACAGGCTGAATAATTCACGTAATGCACGGAATAAGGCATCACGCCAGTAACATGATTCTTCATTAATTCGCCAGTATGGCTGGTTGAATTCTTTTTCAGTCAATCCGGCATGCATAAATAAAGTACGGCGCTGACTGACAGTTAAAAAGCTAATATATGCATACTCACTTGCACCGACCTGACGGCGTTTTGAGAATGCCCCACGCAATTCATCAATTGCACATACCAGTCGTTCACGTTCGACGTCGTTCATTTCTTCAAAACGCATCGTTGCGTGACGCTGTTTTAACTGTGCATGAAAGCAAACCGTTAGCCGTTCGCGCTCCATCATCTGATTATAATAATCACATGTATCCTGCCAGCGAGGGACGGCAAGATGCTTGCCAATTATCCGGCGCATAGCTGCTGGCTGTTTTTCAACGAGATTGAGCGTCATCACTGTCATTTCCATACCCTCCGGCTTTTCAGAAAGGTCAGAGCCTTTTTTAACGGACTCTGTTTTTTGGTGCGGATAATGATTCCCTTACGCCCCTTACCGTGGGTGATGGTGAAGTCAATCGCCCTGGGGCTTTCGTTACGCAATAACTGAGCAATACAACGAGGCTCGTTCATCCTTTCCACCTTAAGCCGCACGGCCATGTCTTGATTTGCTGTAACTAATGCGATTTTTCCAGTCATGCCATTCTGTCGGAGCTTCATCAACCAGTTGGGCTGCGTACTTGTCCCACTCACGGCGATTAATCCATAATTCAGCTTTCCCTCTTGGTTTTAATGGGTCTGTCATGTAGAAGGCTGGCAGCTTTCCTGCTTTAGCCATTTCAGCCACCGCGCGTGGTGTCTTACCGATGTAAAGAGCAAAACCTTCTTTCGACAGCAAATCAGATGGGCGCTCTGAAATCTGAATGCTTTTACGTTTGGCTTCATTTTCGAAACTTGCCTCATCGCTAGTTGGACAAGAAATTTCTACATTTGTCGTCACTTTGCTATCCTCCATAAGATTTGCGATTCACCAACTGGAGCCATCTAGAGCCTTTTTGAGTGAATCACAAATTGCCAAGTAGCAATATAATTGGAGATTAGCAAAATTATGTCAAGTGAACAAAGTGAGAAACTAAAGCTCATCCGTGAATCCGAACGCCTTAAAACTAAGGAACTTGCTGAATTAATTGGAATTAATTACTACACATATCATGGATATGAATCAGGAAAATCAAAAATGCCTATGGAAGCAGGTATGAAGCTGTTTAAGCATCCACGCTTTCGCAAGTATCGTGACTGGTTCATGTTTGATGAAACAGATCCAGCAGCTGGACAAATAGCCCCGGCTCTCGCACACATTGGGCAAGACTCAACAACCTTGCACCACTCAGACCAGAAGACTGGCTGACGATTTATTCAGCATATGTGTGTAGTAAATGTACGAAAGAAAATTGCATTAATTTTCAAGTAGTAGAAGTAAACAGCGTCATCGGAGGGCTTTATGTCTATTAAAAAGCTCGATGATGGTCGTTATGAAGTGGACGTCAGACCGCAGGGTGCAGATGGAAAACGTATCAGGCGGAAATTTAAAACTAAAGGTGAAGCTCAGGCATTCGAACGTCATGTATTGGTTAACTACCACAACAAAGAGTGGTTGGAGAAACCAGCCGACCGCCGAACTCTTACAGAGTTGTTAGGTAGATGGTGGATATATCACGGAAAATCACATGAGCGTGGAGATATTGAACGGGGGCGTTTAACGACAATAATCGCCAAATTTGCAGAAATGGGAGTGTCCAGAGCTGACCAGCTAACAAAGAAAACGATAACTGATTATCGCGTTGTAATGATGAACGATGGTCTAAAACCAGCCAGCGTAAATCGACATCTGGCAATAATGAGCGGGATGTTCACCAAGTTAATTGACGCCGGTGAATACCACTCCCACAACCCGTTCCGTGAGATTAAACGGTTACGTGAAGCTGTTACGGAAATGGCTTTTTTGTCCAGTGAAGAGATTACGCGGCTGTTATCCATGCTTGATGGTGATGAATTAAATGCAACTCTGGTCTGCCTTTCTACTGGTGGACGCTGGAGTGAAGTGTCTAATTTAAAAGCTGAACACATCATTAACCAGATGGTTACGTTTATGAAAACTAAAAACGGAAAACGCAGGACAATTCCCGTTTCGCAGGACCTGATTAAACGGATCAAGACCAAAAATTCAGGCAGGCTTTTTAATGCCAGTTACTACAAAGTGCGTAACGCTCTCAGGGAAGTAAAACCCGATTTACCTGACGGACAAGCAGTACATGTTTTGAGGCATACATTTGCCACACATTTTATAATGAATGGAGGTAACATAATCACATTGCAGCGCATCCTGGGTCATTCTAACATTCAGCAAACTATGACCTACGCACACTTTGCACCGGATTTCTTACAAGATGCTGTGACTCTTAACCCGGTGTCAGGAATGTCCATAATGCGTCCATAA